ATATAAATACCAGTATGAGATTTATGTATTTTTAAAATTTTAATATCATTATGTGTATTTTTAAGTATTAAAATACATCCAACATGATAAGGGTGATTATTCTTTAAATGATTATAATATTTATAACGTGAAACTAAATTTATTATAAAACAAGTTAAATTTGTTATATCTTGTTTATAATAATACATTTTGTGTATTTTGTAATCTCCATATTTATCCAATATTGTTTTTGTATCTTTATTGTAATCTAAAAAATTAGTATTTATTTGTAATAGATAATAAATAAATAAATAAGCTATTAATAAAAAAATAATTAAAAAAACAAAAAATAATAAAGTACAAATAACAATAAAAAATAAAATATATTTCAACATATATTTTATTTTTATAATAATTTAATATGAAATAACTTATTATAATGTTGCTTAGATTTACATAAATATAAATAATAAAAAATTTATTTTTTTTGTATATAATTAGGATAAATAACCCAAAAAATATGCCAAGTCCATTCTAAAAATCTACTTGTTTTCCAATTAGGAATATCGGTTGTAGTAATCCAATCATATAATTTTTTATAAAATTCTTTTGGTAAATTTCTTATTAAATCTTTATGTATCAAAAATTGCGCCGATCCTGTATAACCATCTAAAAAATTTTTATTATTTGGTACTTGAGAAAATGGAATATATTCTTCAATATATTCATTATACCATACTAATAAATCATCATAACACATTCTGAATGTTATATCTGTTTCACTAAACCAAACACATCTATCATTAACATTATAATATTTCTCATTACTTTTAACAGCTTCATCAAATTTATCAATTAAAGAACCAGAATGATGCCAAGCGAATTCATCATCATGAATAAAAAAAGTAAAATCAGTTAAATTGTCATAATAATCCACTATATATTTTAGATAAGATGATGCTTCCTGGCCTTTATTAACCGGAACATTAAATGATGAATTTGAATCTTCCTTATCATAAATAATAACATTTATATTTTTATTATTATTTATCTTATACACAAAATCTACATTCTTATTATATCTTGAAATAACAATATTTATTTTTGATTCAATCATATAACTAATAATAATATTAATTTTTTATATTAATATCCCAAATAAATATATTATCTTTTTCTTTTAATGAAAACAACTCTGTATCAAGCCAAATGTATTCATTATTGAAAGCTTTTTGATTACGAAATTTACCTAAATAAATAGGTATTGTTTTATTTATAATATATTCACTCCATAAATCATTGTTTTCTTTTTCACAAAACATACGATGAATATTACATTCTCCAGTTAAACTATTTATTTCTTTTGTTTCATGAGGAGAAACACATATATCTATTAATCTACTTAACCCATCTTTCACTTTTATCCATGTTTCAACTACAATTGGCAAATCAGTATTGTTTTGGAAATTCATCGTCATGTTATATAAATTATATTATATTAATATAATTATTCAATTTTTTTTATATATAAATATTTTTAAACCCGTCTGTTTTATAATAAATAATCGTTATAATTAAAGGATATAATAAACAAATCATAATAGAACAACATATTAATAAAGTACTATATTGTCCTGTTGTCATATCAAATTTGATATAATAAGACAAATATATACATAGTAAGACAAATAGTATAATAAAAGAATTTGAAAAAGAATTTTTTAAAATATTTGTAGTTTTATCAAGTGAATAACTTTTATTAATATAATATATATATGTAATTAATATTATTATAAACAATACTAATAAACTAATATTCGCAATTTTAGCACCAATATCTTGGCTCTGTAGTTGAAAATAAATAATAATAATATTCGCAATAATAACCACCACTAAACATATATTTCTTGAAATTAATATGCTTTCTAATGTACCATAATTAATTAGTGAAATACCTAATGCTGAAGCAATATAAAGATATTTTACAAATTTTAATAAATTTTCTTTTTGTTTTTTTTTATCACTTTCTTCCATATATTAAATTATTATTATTATTATTATTATTTAATATAATTAATTTAGATGTATTAGTTTTATAATAAGGGGATTGTGGATTGTTGGGTACAGAAAGTTGGGGTAAAGTAACGTAATAAAAAACTTTAATATAAGATTGAGAATTTGGTTGTCGAATCATTTTATATAACAATATATTTATTTAAATATATATTTAATTAAATAAATAATGAAAATTATTTTAATAGAAAAAACAAAAAAAGATAAATTATTGTCTTTATTTCAATTAATTAAATTATCAAGTCAAGCAATACATTTTTATTTTCAAGAAACAAGACTCTTTATCCAAGGGTTAAATAGTTCTCACAGTTCATTATTTGAAATTTATTTAAATTATGATTGGTTTGATTATATAGAAAAAGATATAGCTTCTTTCACTATAGATTCAAGTATTTTTTATTCTATTTTATCTATTTCATCAGAAAATCAATTTTTATTATTAGAATATATATTAACCAATGATAAGTTATTTATATCATATATTAACAACAAAGAAATTCTAAATTATATTCCTACGTATCAATATACAGAATCTACACACTATAATAAATATTTTGAAATAGTATTAATAGATATAGAACATGACATAATTAAAATACCTACATTAGATTATGATGCGGAAATGTCAATATGTCCTAAAATTTGGAATGAATTATTAACACAATTATCCTTATTTGCGGATAGAATAAAAATTAAATGTAATGAAGAAATGATTGAATTAAAATCTATTGGAGAACAAGGGGAAATGAAAATAGATATATCAATTGATAATATTCAAGAATATAGTATTAATGAAGGAGAAGAAATGGAAATGACATTTCATTTAAATTTATTATCTAAACTTACATTAACAACAAAATTAACAAATTCTCTTTTTATTTCTTTTAAAAAAGAATATCCATTACAAATTAAATATGTATTTGATAATAATATTCTTGTTTTTTATATATCGTATTTGATTGAAAATGATTAAAAATTAATACAATCTGTATTAATATTTGCTTCATGACCTGAAGATAATTGAGCTATTTGATTATGCCTCTTATTTTTAGACCATTTACGGTGAGATAATAATAATTCTTTCCAGCTACAAACTTTAAGTGGATTTTTAAAAAAATTCATTAATCCCATAGTATAAACACCATTTGCTTTATTTCCATTCTTTATATCAATGGAATATTGTTTATCTTCCGAACTACTCATTTGAAAAACTTGTGAATTCGTAATAGTATTCACATTTGTATAACGGGTAATATCATTTGTAGTAATTTGATACGTGTAGACTTTATCTTTTTTATCGTCATTTAATGTGCTGTAATAGCCATAAGCTAAATTACACATGGATTGGTTAAGGCAAGAATCAAATAACATAGTTAGTTTAAAATTATAAGAAACATTATTATTTATTATATTTTTAAAATCAATATCACTAATAAGAGTACTTATGTTATTTGATTTAAAATCACTTGGAATGATAAAATCCATTTGATCGTATTGAGTATCTAGCTTTAAAGGCGATTTTATTCCTACTCTAGTTCCATGTGCACTATAAAAGAAAAATCTATTTTGATTATTAGTCTTATAAATTATTTCTCCTGTTTCATTTATAACAATACCTTTTAACAAATAGTCAAAGTTTCTCAAGATATTTTCTTTTGTTGTAAATAATTTACTTAGTGGATCTACTTCTTTGCCATCCGTCATAATCATTATATGTTCTTTTAAAAAACCTCTTTGTATTAATAATTTTTCTATACTTTCTACATCATTTATACATCCATATAATTGTTGCGTATTATTCTTTTTATTATAATAACACATTCCTATTAATAGAGCTATATTGGATTCATTATCTATTGGATTAATATCTGGATATGTATTAAAATCTGTAATATTATTTATCTTTTTAATAGGTTTTTTAATAGGTTTTTTAATAGGTTTTTTTTTAGGCTTTATATTAGCTTTCTTATTTGGTTTTTTTTTAAAGTATTTAATAAAATTTTTCTTAAAGTATTTCTTAATTTTTTTCTTAGGTTTAATAGGTTTAGTAGGTTTAGTAGAGTTGGAAGGATGAGGAGGAGGTTTATTAGGGTTTGAAGTAGGAGGAGGTTTATTAGGATTTGAAGGAAGAGGTTTATTAGGATTTGAAGGAAGAGGTTTATAAGGATTTGGATGATGAGGTTTATTAGAATTTAGCGGAGGGGAAGGTTTATTAGGGTTTGAAGGAGGTGAAGGCTTATTAGGATTTGAATTAGGAGGAGGTTTATTAGGGTTTGAAGGTGGTGAAGGCTTATTAGAATTTAGCGGAGGAGGAGGTTTATTAGGGTTCGGAGAAGAAGGAGGTTTATAATGTTGTGAATGATAATTATAAGACTTTTTTTTTAATAATCGAAAAAAAAGATCCATATAATTAAATTATATTATTTAATATTCAGAATAAGGAACATTATTTCCTCCTCTATCAATTAAATATTTATATTGTTGAGTAGTCATACAAGCGCACCCAGTTGAATTTGTATATGTGTTAGGACAACACTGAGGTTTAAATTGTGTAGTTGCGAACATATCCATTTCTCCTTCAGGCAAAGGAATAGGTTGTGGAGGTCTATTTAATATTTGGTTAAGAGCTTTATTTTTTTTATTTTTTTTATTTGAACTATAAGTTAAATTCGCACTATCCCAATTTTTTGAACTTGTTATACTTTTAGCTTTTCCAAAACTATTAATTGTATTATCACCCATGCCATAAAAAGATTCTTTAATATTGGAAAATGCTAATTTTGGAGTTATTGTAGAAATAGACGGAACCGATTGTATGTTGTTAAGTATATTATCAGGTAATTCAATATTAGAAACTAATTTTAAAGCATCATTAAGACTACTATTTAAATTTTTTTTATTATTTCCATTATCAAAATTTTCTGTTGTATATGTAATATACCAATAAAAGACAGCAATGATAATTAGAACTATAACAATTATAAAAATAGTTTGTTTCGTAAAATTTTTTGTTTTACTCATAATATAAATAAATAAAATATCCTAAAGATAAATTTAAATAATATAATAATGGGAAATACAAATAATCCAAATATTTTAAAATACATACATACTTTTTGGAGTATGGAAGATGAAGATATAAAAGAAATACAAAATTATAAAATTATTGAATCACTTGTATTGGATATGTATATAATAAATAAATTAATATTAGTAGATAATTATTTTGATAAATATCCTACAAAAAGCAAAGTTATAAACAATATGTTGAATTATTGTTTAGAACACGAAGAAAAAGAAAAATTTAAAACAGCAGATTATATTTGTAATAAAAGAATAAAAGTCTGTATTTGTAATACACAAGCAGAATATTTTAGAAAAATGTCAGGAAATAACAATTATATAAAAGGAAAACAATACATTAGTTGGTTAAAAAAATTATAAATTATAAATTATTAATTAAATCATAAAAATCTTGATGCTTTATTTTATTACTATAAAAGT